AATGACCGTAGTTTTCCTTCCGAAGGACTGATTGCTGTTAGCCACAAACGCATGACCGGATCCGTTCCCTCCGAAGTCAATCCCGATATCTATACGAGAGATATGCTCTTTATCTGCACTCTTCACAAATCCATCTGGATTATCTGCAAATTTAATGTAGATCGAGCCCTCTGCTCGTTTCCATTTCCCTAAAATGTATCTGTCGTAGTAGACAGTGCCTGCATACTCTTTTTTCAGGTTCTCGACAAATGTAAAATCGAGCGTTGGGTTGTCATCTATACAGTAACTTTGACAATATATATCTGCATCAGAATCGATAAACTCTTTGATCCAGTGAGTAGGATATTCTGGGTTAAGAGTCCCGTCGAACTTGCTGTACGGCTTATCAAGACGAGATTTTAGCATGGTGAATACTTCTCGATTCCAAGTTGCAACCTCATCTCCATAGCAGTATTTGATGCTTGCACCACGGATCTGATTAACCCTTGTCACCTTGTCGGCTCCAAGGCAAAAGCATTTCTGCCCAAACAAATAAGCCGTGTTATCAGACTTAATGTCAGTAACAAGGCTTGTCCCATACATATTTTGCAAAGGTTCTATGATGTTTCTTTGCAGGGTTCCCTTTGTGTTTCCCAATATAACGGTAAGCCCATCCTTGTCGATGACTTTCCGTATGCGCTTTGGAATCACAAAATAATCAAGATAAGTCTTTCCGCTTCTTGTCGCTCCCTGTTTGATGTTCCAGCGATGATTTGCATTGTCAAGATATTCTCTCTGTTTTTTCGTAAATGGCATTAGATCACGCCCCCGATCTTATCCAGCAAATTGTCAAGCTTATCAAGAGCATCTTTCTTTCCTTCATCCGATCTTTCAAACCGTTTCATCAGCTCTTTTCCAGCAGCGATCCTGTCTGACAGAGCTGCATCCATGTCAAACTGATCTTTTACCTCTCCGCGGAGGACAGCGGAGTAGAATTGCATAACCTCTTTTACATCAGCGATCCGGGAATCATCAATCTGTTTCTGGCGTTCTGCTATATATTCAAGAACATTAGGTTTTTTAAGGTTTTCATTCCCTATTACTGCGGCTGTTTTCCCTGAATATCCCGCTTTCTTTGCTGCTTCTGTAACGTTTCCGCATATCAAGTATTCATCCGCAAAGGCTTTCTGCTTTGGTGTGAGTTTCATTTACTCACCAGCCCTTCCCACATGGAAAATCCACCACAGAAATTTTACTATACAGAACAATGGATTGAGTATAAGCCATAAACAGAACAAAAGCACAGCGGCAAACATATTAAAATTATTGATTTCATAAATTTCTTTTGGTGTAAATGCTACAGAATCAAACTCTTTTATTGTTGCCAAAAATATAACACCAGTAAAACATAAGTAAATAATTACAAAATCCTTCATTCTCTCACCGCCTGCCATATATCATTTAAACAGTTCACAATTTCTATCTGTGAAGCACTCCACAGTATTTCGTAGTCTTTCTCTTTCCACTCATCATTTTGAGTTTTCTGCAATACTCGTGTACTAAGTATGTATATCGTTATCATGCGATTCTGCTCTGCACTGTAAAATTGCGTTGTGCCTACCTTGATTACTAGCCCCTTTTGCAAGATCGCCTTTTGTAGCTTTCTCATAATCTGTCCTAATTTCATATTTGTTAATCCTTTACATAAAAGACCGGTGCTCTACAATACGAAAAGCATCGGTCTTAAAATTTACATGCGGACTGATTTATTAGGGGGAGAAAACAAATTGAAACCATTGAATCACATACAAACTAAAGGAGCTTGTCCACATGTATAAACCGCGCGGAGGGAGTCGAACCCTCCGTTGTCCTGTCGCGGTGTCTGTCGAGGGGTAAGTGAAATTTCCGGAGATTGCATTTCTCCGGAATCGGGATACTCGGAATCGAACCGAGGACTTGCTGTGTATAAGACAGGTGCTCTACCAACTGAGCTATATCCCAATCTCCGCATTGTTCGGATAAAATTTTTTAAATATTTTAGTATTCCTTTATTGATCTTGGCAGTTTATATTATATCAATAACCATATGGGAATTAATAGGAACTCTTTTTTCTTGTCTATGACGTTTTTATGGATCTAGGAACTAATCTCCTCAGCCCCTTCGGTTATGCGGTATAGGTATTCTGGTGTAAGCATTAACAATTACTCCTTGCAAGCCATGTGTGCCTTGTTAGTGTCCATACTCTCTGCTTATCATATCCCATTGCACCAAGAATTTTTACAAACTTATACCGGTTGCTTTTCCTATGGCTTTATTCATAATGTATATAAACACATTCACATTTTCCTTCACGCACCATTTCCATTCAATCACTGTAATTCCGAGTTTTCTGATTTCCCGCGCCTGCTCCTCTGTTAATGCCATATACATAACTTACCTCCTATTTACACAACTCAATTCCTTCCATAACTGCCCTTGCTTCAAGAATCGCAATATATTCTGCCATAGAATTAATCTGAATATTGTATGTACTTCTCGGACAGGTCGGGGAAAAGTTCAGGATTCCCTCATCCCATCTGTCCAGCATATTTTTCAGCTTTCCGTATCTGATAACAGTCTGATAATATTCTGCTTTGAATCTCTCTTTGTAGTCCTCGCTGTTCATCATGTCAACAGTATCTCTTAATTCCATTGGTCTCATATCACACATAAATTATTCCTCCATCTTTTTAATTTGCTTAATAACCTGATTCACGTATGTACTCAGTCCAGCCACTAAAATTCCCTGCACAAGCGTCGTAAACACCGCCATAGCGATTGACTGTTTGTCAATGGGCTTGTCGCCAGTACCCAGATGGCACACAAGGCAATACCAATCCCGCCCATAATCAGCGGGATGTATTTATCATTATATCTGAAAATTCTTTAAAGCCCTTCCGTGTATTTTTGTGACATTCCTATACGTATACATCATTTTTACTGCTATTTCTTCCCATTTCATTCCTTTTATGTACCTATAAAACAGTACATCTTTCTCATTTTCATCACTCATTCTTTCTATTCTATCCCTGATATTTTTCAGTTTATTTATCTTTTGATATCTTGCTTTCACAATCTTTCTCTCGATTTTGTCAATTCTTGCAGCATATCCAGAAAGGTCAGTAGTGGTATGAGCGTGTGGCATTCCATCCTGTATCAAAGACGGGAACATCTTATTTATTCGGATTTCTGAAAGTTCTTCGTTAAGCCTATCTAACTGCCTCACGCATTTTCTATATCCATCAAGATATTCTTTTTTTCGTTCATTTTCCTGTTTTACATCTAGTTCTTTCAATGCCTATACTCCTTGCCTGTTCTTTTATCTTTTACGGCAACAATTTCAAATCCTAATAAGCTCGCTATCTGATTCAGATGATACAGTGCTGTCCTCGTATGATACGGAAGGCGCCCCATATTCCTGAT